TTACAGACATTCTTTTCAAAATTCAAGACTGAATTTTTGCCTGGATTTGAAAATAGAAGTTTTATTGGTGGAACATCTGTCACTAATATTCTTACTAGGGCAAAAGACTTCTATATGTCGAAGGGAACTGACTCTTCATATCAGATTCTTTTCAAACTTTTGTATGGCGAGGATATTGAACTCCTCAAACCGATTGATAAGACAATTACTCCTTCTGCAAACGTATATTTCAAAACAAAGCACGTTTTAGTTGAGAACTTATTCGGTGGAGAACCATTACAATCTATTGGTAACTTCTTATTCCAAGATGTTGCTGGAATTGGTACTGTAAGTGCTTCTATCTACAATGTAGAGTACAGACCAATCAATCAAACTGACTTTTTTGAGTTATCATTGGATGCTACGTCATTTGATGGCAACTTCCAAGTGCCTGGTAAGACAAAAACACTTGAAATTGTTGGTGCTCAATCAAATACCATTGTAGTTGACTCTACAGTTGGATTTGGACAGTCAGGAAGTCTTCTTGTTAGACCTACAAAGGGTGCTAACTTTGTAAACGTACAATATAACGATAAAACCATTAATCAGTTCCTAGGCGTTACTGGTATTACAACTGATTTGGTTTTTGGTGCTGATATTCTTGAAAATAAACTTGCATATGCTTATGCTGGTTTTGGTCAGACATCTTTGATGCAATTCAGACTTGTAAACGTCATTGATGATGCAGATACAAGTCAATCCACCAATATGCAAATTGGTGACAACCTAAAACTCCTTTCTTTCGGTAAAGATTTAGGGCAACTACCACAATTCAACAACTGGATCTATAATATTCCATCCAGTCACAATATTTCCAATATCAGTCAGGTAAACGTCAACACTTTCAGAATTAACATCTTCGATTCTGTTGTTTTCTATGTTGACGAAGTTTTGGTCATCAAAAACCAAGCTGGAGATACATCTCTCATTACAATCAAAGATATTGAGTATGATTCGACCAATATTTCTAAAGTTTTTGCAAATACGATTGTTGTTCAAACTGCCACAACAATTCCAAGCAATCCAACTGTAATTACAAAGACAGTTACTAAGGCATCTCATAACTCTTCATATTTCCCAGGCGTAGATGCTTTCCCTGTTGGTATTCAGAATAGTTACTTAGATAAGAACGAAGAATTCTTCTATATTACTTCTTCTGGTCTACCTAACTATCCAATCTTTGCAACTGACAACAAGGTCTTTGTAAAAAGTTCCCCAGTTGAGGTTGTAGACGGTTTTGGGACACCTTTACTCGGTGGTGGGTTTACTTATACCCTCCAGTCCTATGACCCAGCGTTCACGGTCGGTGCAAACACCAATCAACTCTTAAATCACAACTATGTGACTGGTGATAAGATCTATTGGGACAATACAACCAATAGTGGCATCAACACTGGTATCTACTTTGTAACTGCCATCAACCAAACTGAATTCTACTTGTCATATAGTGGTTCTGACGTATTTGCGAAGAAGTATATTGCTGTTAGAACTGATACTGCTGGACAGTTCATCTATAAGTCAGGATGGGAGAACAAAACTCTTAAAAACCAGAAAATTCTTAGAAAGTATCCTAATTACAAACAGAAGACTTTATTTGACGACAAGAACCAAAGACAAATCAATAACAGAGCAGTTGGATTACTAGCAAACGGTGTTGAACTGTTTCCTCCTACTGTTTTTGACGAACAGATCTTCCACGGCGACATCACAGAGATTAAAGTCACAAATTCTGGTAAAGATTATGACGTTATCACAGGACCGCCACTCATCATTAACGATCAACAAGGATCTGGTGCTATTGGTCATGTTAATGTGTCTGGATCCTTTAGAGAAGTTAAACTGGTTACTCCTGGCATCGGATATCAGGAAAAACCCAAGATTACTGTTACTGGTGGTAACGGAACTGGTGCCGTCCTTGAATCTAACTTAGTCAGAGGTCGTATTGTAGCTAACTTTAAGGCTGACGGTACATCTGTTGATACATTTGATGAAAGTATCACTTTCCAGACTAGACATAACTTTGAATCTGGAGAGGGTATCATTTATGATGCAAGAGGTAACACTCCTATCGTTAATATTGTTGATGGATCGACATATTACGCTGGTGTCATTAATGAGAAGAAGATTAAGTTACATAAGACACCCGAAGATGCTAAGGCTGGTATCAACACTGTAAATATCGGAAATATCAGTTTTGGTTTCCATAGTCTTACAACTGTAGCTGCTAAAAATACAATTACTAAGATCTACGTTAAGAATTCTGGATCTGGTTATTCAAACAAGAAGGTTATCGTTCAAGGTAGACCTACTAACGGTGATGTGCAGTCAGGTATCAGCACATCAGATGATTATGTCCTTGCGTTTAATCATAAGTTCAATAATGGCGAGATTGTTGAGTATTCTACAGATGGAACTATCGCAAGTGGTCTTTCTACAACCACACAGTATGCAGTTAAGGTAATTGACAGCAACAGATTTAGATTATGTGATGTTGGAGTCACCTCACAGAGAAATCTTGTTAATTACAACAAAAACAAGACAACTGTAATTCGTGGATTTGGTTCTGGTAAGCATACCTTCAAATATCCTCCGATTGTTGTTAATGTTGAAAGTTTATCTGCTATCGGTAGCACAACTACCATTCAACCTGAGTTTTCACCGTTAGTTCTTGGTGAAATCGAAAGTGTCTACTTAGAGGAAGGCGGTATTGGTTATGGTTGTACTAATATCATGGATTTCCATAGAAGACCTGATGTTGGTATCTCTACTGTTGTTTACCAAGCACTTCTCAAACCAATTATCATTGACGGATCGATTGTAGACGTTCAAATCCTTGCTTCTGGTAAAGGATACCGTGAAGACTCGGATATCATCATCTACAGTCCCACAGGAGACTTTGCAGACATCAGACCAGTCATTACTGGTGATAAGATTACTGGTGTAAGAGTTCTTGATGGTGGTATTGGTTATGGATCAAGCGATACTACACTTGATCTGCAAAACAGAGGTAAATCTGCCAAGTTTATTGCAAATGTTCGTGAATGGAAGATTAACCAAGTTCAGAAGAACAGTGCTATCATTAGTGACGAAGATTCGCTACTTACTAAACCAAGTACGAACCCTGCCTTCCAATTACAGACAATCGGTATCTATCCTCCACAAAAACTTAGATTCCAACTTGGAGATAACATTGATTCGGGTAACTTGGAGACACCCAACGCTTTCCACTCTCCTATTCTTGGATATGCTTACGATGGTAACCCAATTTACGGTCCTTATGGTTATCAGAATCCAACAGGGGGAGCTGTTAGAAGATTGCAGTCGGGATACATTCTTGATACCACTCTGAGATCGGGTTTAAGACCCCCTGGCTTTGCCTTTGGGTATTTCACCAATGATTACCTCTTTGACAACTCTGGAGACCTTGACGTGCATGGTGGGCGCTATTGCGTGACTCCACAGTATCCAGATGGAACATATGCTTACTTCTACAGCGTAGATGTTGATTCTAGTGGTGTTGCTAAACCAAAATTCCCATATTTGCTTGGTGGATCATTTAAAGACACTCCTATTGAAGAAAACTTTGTAACTTTCTTCAATCAGGATATTGATATCACTGAAAGAGAACTTACAAGAAACGTAGCACCATATTATCTCTCATATGGTAATTCTGACTATGATTTGATTGATGATGTAAAAGATGCCTTAAAACAAGAGTTTGAAGTCATCAAAACAAAGAGTGCTGGTATTTCATCCGTAACTATCTTCTCTAGAGGTGATGGATACAAAGTTGATGACTTATTAGAACTTGATAATACTGGAACTGACGGAACTGGGGCAAATATTGTCGTTGGATCAGTTTTAGGTAAGGCTGTTGAATCTGTACAGATTGGAGTTACCACTTTCCGTGGAACTGAGTTGGTTAAGACTAAAGATACCATTACTGGTATTACATCAACACCTCATGAGATTGCAAACGGTGAAAGTGTAATTTTAAGTGGTATCAGCACCGCTGACTTCACTGAGTTCAATGGTGTTCGTAAAGTTAGTGTTATTACAAGAACATCTGGTCTTGCTAAGTACTTAGATAACGTAACTAACACTGGTGTTAGCACTTCTATCTTTGTTACTGACGTAAGAGGATTTGCTGCTGGAGATGTCATTGGTATTGGTACAGAACAGATGACCATTACTAATATTGATGAAAGATTCTCTAGATTCTTTGTAAACAGAGAAAATTACGTTGGTGCTGCAATGACTCATGTAGTCGGCACTAATAATATTGTTTTAAAACCAACCAAGTTCTCTTTCCCTGTTGGCAACTCAACTGTCACTAGATTTACCTTTGAGAATGGAACTACCTTCTTTAATCCACAAGAGACAGTTGGTGTAGGTTCTACAGGAACACATTATGACATTCCTCTGACTGGATTAAGCACAACTACATCACAAACCATTGAAAACAGGTTTGTACCTCAACAGAGAATCTATATCAAGGGACATACTTTCTTTACAGGTCAAGAGTTGACCTACAACATGGGTATTGGTGGAACATCTCTTGTATGGGCAAAAGTTTCAGCTGGTGCTACATCTGGTGTTGGAACTGAAGTTTTAGTCAATGATAGTAGTGTATATGCAATTAATTTTGAACAAGACTACATTGGATTATCTACAACTGGTATTCCTACTACAGGTGATGCAATTTGGTTCTACAACGTTGCTTCAAACTCTGGATTTGCACATTCCCTTACTACTAACTTCCCTAAAGTCACAACTAAGGTAGAAAGGTTCTTTGGTGAAGTTGGAGTGTCTTCTGCTCACGGATTACTTACTGGAGACGTTATTACTCTGGATGCACTTCCTCAATCTGCGGAAACTGTTGCACTTAGATATGATCCAGTTATTGCTAAGGTTACAACTGCAAAAGTTGGATTTACCAGAACAGACTTCTCTGCCGACTTAACAAGTTTGAATATTAAGGACGATGATTTCCAAAGTGGTGATAAAGTCGTTTATTATGACAATGGCAACACTATTGATGGTTTGATCAATAATGAAACCTATTTTGTTCTTAGAGAGGATATTGACAACATTAAACTTTGCAAATACAAGTCTGATGTCTTTGATTCCAATCCTGTAGCGATTACAAGCATTACAACACCTTCTGCACTCAATCAAAGTTTCATTGCTAAGGTAAATCCTCCATTAGAGTTTATTACTGGTAATGTCATCACTTTTGATGTTTCGGATCAAAGTCTTTTGGATATGAAACTTGATTTCTATGAGGATCTCAATTTCAATCAAAGATTAGACGTTAATGGTACTAATGACACTGGATTCAACATTATCAGAGATGGAATCACAGGAAACGCTAATGCTACAGTTAAGATCACTACAAATACAGATTGGCCTAGAAAGACCTTCTATAACTTGACTCCTGTTGTTCCTTCTGACTCTAGAAAGACATATGGAACCTCTGATACAGAAGTTACAGGTAGAAACAATATAACCTTCAAAAATGTTGTTCTAAAAACCGATCATGAAGTTATCCGAAAAGATGACACTACATTTACCTTTAACTTAAAAGAAAAACCAACTTCACCTCAAAGACTGATATCTAGAGTCGGTGTAAGTACAATCACATACAGCACTGCTTCTAAGAACGCTAGAGGACCTATTAACTCCACCAAGATCAATTTCCCAGGCAAAGGATACACTGTTCTTCCTAGAGTCATTGGTTTTGCAAGTACACAAGGTAATGACGCTATCGTTAAGGTTTCATCTCCTGAGATTGGTCAAATTGATATTATTGAAAGAATTAAGGATGGATTTGACTATCCTACTGATCCTACTTTACTTCCTTTCCTTAGTGTCCCTGCAATCGTTGATATCAGTGGTATTGCAAGGATGGATGAGATCCAAGTGGTTGATGGTGGTACAAGATACAACCAACCTCCTACACTTGCAGTTCGAGGTAATGATAACGTAAAAATTGCTGCAACTGTAAAAGGCGGATCTGTTGACAGGGTTGATATCATTGAAAACGCTTTTGAATTCAGTGAACCACTTAGTATCATTACAACTAATAACTCTAACGGTTATGACATTGATGCTATCACTCACAGTGGTACTAGTGTCACAGTTGAACTTCTTTTAGATCCACAGTTCAATAAACCCGTAACTACAGGATATGCAACTACAGATACTAAGTTACCATTTGATGTTGGTGATAAGGTATTTGTCGAGAACTGTAGAATTAAACCAGCTTCACTTGCAAATGGAGAAGGTAACTTCAACTCTTCTGATTACGATTTCTCATTCTACACAGTTACAGGTGTCAACACTACAAATGCAACTGTGACATTTAATATGGGAGATGCTCCTGGCATTTCTACTGTCACTCTTGGTTCTTATGATGATGACTTTACTTTAGGATCTATTGTGAACTTCAACGATATGGCGAAGTTCAATATGACTATTATTGACGATGCTAAGTTCTTATCTGGTGAAAAAGTCACATCCAAGAAGTTTGAAGGATTTGTCTCAGAAGGTGGTTGGAATGGAAAGATTAGTCAACTTAGATTGAGAGACACCATTGGAACTCTCAACGCTGGTGACACATTGGTTGGTGAGGTATCTGGTTTAGTAGGTAATGTAAGAGATGTAAACAGATTCAGTGTCAGAACAACTCTTGGTGTTACTAGAGATAAGGTTACTAAGAATGACATGAACGTTGGTATCCTCAACGATTTCAGTCAGAGACTATCAGATAACTTCTATTTCCAGAAGTTCTCATACTCAATCAAGAGCAGACTTCCATACACCACATGGAAAGAGTCTGTAAGATCTATTGTTCACCCATCTGGATTCTTAGAGTTCTCAGACTTAATTGTTGAAAGTGATTCCAAGAAAGATGCAACTTCACTAGATCTTGTAAATGTTGGTATTGCTAAGTCCAACAACATGAAGGTCAAGGCAGTTGATACTAAAGTTGATCTTATCTTAAACATTGACAATGAAATGTATTTGGGTAAGAGAGATAACTTTGCCATGGTTACTGAAGATGATCAGTTACCTAATGGTTCTGTACAGAGAATCTTCTTCCCAGAAGGTAGACCAATTAAGAGTTTCATCTTGAACAAGACTAACAAAGTCTTGAACTTAGATGATATCTCCTCTGGTTTCAACGGTGCTCATGACAGAACAGGAACACTTGTTGGTAGTAAACAGTTCTCACTCTCTGTGGGTGGTGAACCTGTATTTAAGAAGTCATATAATGCTGCAGCAACTGCTAACGTTGACCTTGCATTGAATATCATTAGTATTCAGAATCACAACTTCCAGACTGGACAGACTGTAATTCTTGACACTCAAGGTGGTTCTAAGATTGGTATTGCAACCACATCTCATACCACAGGAACTAAAGATATCATCATGGCGGCAAGATCATCTGGTATTGGTGGTAGTGCAATGTTTGAGAATGGATATAATGTTCAGATTCCAGGTCCTGTTACAGGAACAGCAGTTACTGCTAATCCACCAGGCGATCAATTTAGAATCTATGGATTTGGAAATCCTGATGGTGGATTACCTGGCATCTCCACCAGAGGTACAGGTGCTAGATTCCAAGTCAAGTTTGACTTTGATCAAACTACTGGACAGTGTATATCTACAGCAGTTACTCTGACTATTGGTGGTGCTGGATACTTTGTTGGAGATAATGTAAGTATTGCTGGAACTCATTTGGGTGGTGCAACTCCTGCTAATGATCTTACATTCCCAGTTACGAAAGTTACTGGTACAAGAACAGGTGTTCAGACATCGTATCTTAATGTTCCATCGACAAATAATGGATCTGGTTCTGGTGCAGTGTTCAATATCACCAGAGATGGTAACTTGGATGTTACTGATGTTCAAGTCGTAAGTGGTGGTACTGGTTATGCCTCTACTAACGTAATCTCTATTGCTGGTACATATGTTGGTGGTTCTACACCTACTGACAATATTTTCTTAAGTCCAGTTGAACTTGGAACTGATGTGATGCCTAATGAATTGTTTGTTCAGAAGGTTGATGATGTTAAGTTTAGAATTTCTGGATTATCTACATCATTACCATTCCAATTTACAGGTCTAGGAACAGGAACTCACCTTCTCAAGGTTGCAGATCCTAACAAGCAGGCCTTGATTATGATTGATAATATTATTCAGACACCTATCAAGAACAAGAAGTTAGGTGTTGAGGTCTCCGACCCAGTTGGACCAAGTGATCAGGGCATTGCAATCGGTGCTGGTATTGGTTCTCTTTCTAAGGGTGACATCATCAAAATGGATGATGAATTAGTTAAGATTAATCAGATTGGAGACACCACATTCGTACAGGCAAGATTCGCTATTGCAAACAGTACAGTAGCTACTGATTTCTATTATGACACTAATAGAGTTAACTCAACTGTGACTCGAATGGATACAACAACTGCTACTCACGATGATAACCCTCCATATTAACTATAAATAAAGAAAAACGTTTTTAAGTAATGTCTAAACAAGGGATTAGTACTGGTTCGGCTCCCAATGATGGGACTGGCGATACCCTATTGGCAGGGACTATTAAGATTAATAATAACTTCAACGAAATCTACGATATTTTCGGAGACGGATCTAACCTTGTAAGTTTTGTTTCTTTCGCTAGCACTGCTGGATATTCTACCAACTGTGGTATTGCATCTACATCAGTTCTTGCTGGTCTTGCAGCGAGTGTTACAGATAACATTGACATCAATACATCTGGTGTTGTTACAACAAGTTATGCAGATGTTGGTAAGATTACTATTCAACAGCCTGGTGCGATTGCAGATGGTCCTATTGAGGTTGGAACTGCAACAACAATGTTCCGAATCAAAGCAGACGGTATGGTCGGCATTGGAACATCATTACCTACTTCACAATTAGAAGTTGCATCATTCTCAAATGAAAGACCAACTATTTGGGCAGTTGCTAAAGGTAATGGTCAAGGATTACGAGTTTCCGATGCAGCGATATCAGATAATAAGTCTTTTGTAGTTACTAACGAAGCCTACACTGGTATTGGTTCTACTGCTCCTAGATGTAGATTGGATGTGCGAGGAGATATCCAAGTAAGTGGTGCAAGTACATTAATGGATCAGGTCAACTTTAACTCTGATATTACAGAGAAAGTTGTAGGAAACTTTAGTGATCAGTTGACTGTAAGTGCAGGCGGTACGTTCACATTTGACTTATCACAAGGAACAGTTGTTCTAGGTGGTATAACTACATCTGTTACTTCTTGGAACTTCACTAATGTCAACCCTGACAACAGTAAGGCAACAACAGTTACACTAATCAATAATGCTGGAATCGGATACACATACGGAGATTCCTGTACAGTGAATGGAGCATCTATTGCAAACGGTATCAAATGGGTTGGTGGAAACCCACCGCCTGCAACGGCCAATGATGATATTCTAACCTTTAGTATAGTGCGTGATAGTACTGGTGTTACCAGAGTCTATTGCAGCAGTTCTATTAACATTATTTGAGGAAGACGAGTAAATGTCAACAAGAGTTACGCCAGGATCAGGAGCTCTACTAAGACCGTCTTTTAACTCAGTATATGGAGTAGTTAATGTCGAGGTTTTAGATGGTGGCTCGGGGTATGCCAAAACCGATCCTCCAAAGATCATAATTGAAGGAACAACTACACCTTTAACTGAGGGTGTTTTCTTTCCTGTAATTAGTGGTCTAGGAACAATATCGGAAGTTATTATCTTCAAAACTGGAGCAGGGTATTATCCTGTATTCAGTACATCTACACAATCTCAAGTTGTTGTAGAAAGAGGTGCTTTTGGTACTATTTCTACAAGTCATAGTGTAGGAACTGCGTACTCAGTATATACTGGTGATTATAATATTATTGATGACAATATCTTCTTTACTGATGCACCGTATGGTAAAGCAGGACCTATTGGATTACAAACAAGTTCTTCTTTTGCTGGTAGATTATTCTCTAGAAAACTAGACCCATTTGATCCTAAAGATAAGAACGTAATTCTTGATGATATTGCACTAGAATTTACAGGTGTTGCAGGCACACAGTTTGACTTATCAGAAAACCTTGGTGTGGTTACTGCTCTCTACAACAGTGTCAACACAGGTGTAGACATTAATAACAATCCGTTCATTTTGATCAACAATGTTGTTCAAACGCCTGGTCTTGACTTTGAGATTGTTGATAATGCAGATAATAAGATTAACTTCCTGAGTGGAGTTCCTAGAGCTGGAAGAATTAATAAAGTTGGATTGCAAACTGGTGCTGGATATTACTTACCTCTCAAAGCTGCAGCAAGAGTTGGTGTTGGATCAACAGGTAGTCTTCAGTTTATTCAACTAGAAGGAAAGGGACAAGGATATAGAAACCCACCACAGATCACTGTAAGGTCTTCACAGGGTTATGGTGCGAGTATTTCTGCACAGATGGGTACATCTGCTGGTTCAGCAGTTGCCATCTCCACAGCGGATTATAACCACATTACAGGTGTCTGTACATTTGTTACTGGTGGTACGTCTCATGGATTTGTTGAAAACGATTTAGTCAGAATTACAGGCGCTGGATTTACATTCACTCCTGTTTCTGCAAACAGAAATATCAATACATTTGGGTATGATTACATTACTGGTATTGCAACTATTGGTGTATCAGGTGGTCACTACATTGGAACTGCAACTAACAGAAGTAGAAGTTTAGTTGTAAAACAAGTTCAAGTTACAAACGGCATAACCACATATCTGTTCAGAGAAGACGCATATCCTATTGTAGAAGTAATTGACAGTCTCAATGTATTAGTAGATTGCGGTGTTAGTACGCAACCATTAACCTATGTTAGCGGGGGACTGGTGCAAGCAGGCGTTGATACCGCAATCATGGAAGGTAGAAACGTCATTGGTTTTGATGTTCTTAGTGGTCACACTACAAACACATTCAGAGCATTTGTTGGTGTCTCCACATTTGAACATAATTATGTGGGTGGTGGTGTTGTAAACAGAGCCGAAGCTGGTATCGTTACAAACTTTACTATTGTTGAAGGTGGAACAGGATTCTTTGCTCCTAAGACTGTTGGATTCCTTGATGGTACACCTGTAAATGGAATTACAACTGTTACTGCGTATGGTAATAAGAGTGGCGACGAGAAAAATATAAATGCGTTGGAGTATGATGCAGTTTCTGGTATTGCAACAATTACTTCATCGTCTGCTCATGGATTGACAACTTCAAACGTTGTTAAGTTATCTGGTATTGCATTTAGCACAGGTATTGGTGATATTATATTCCCATCAAATGCAAACAGATACTTTGGTGTTGTTGGTGTTGCAAGTGACTTAAACTTCACCGTTAATATCGGTGCTGCAATGACAACCACTGGTATTCATACTGCAAATGTTGGTGCTGGTATTGGTTCATTCATACCTTATGAAGGTCATGGATTAGAAACTGATGATTTTGTCAACGTAACTGGTATTGCAGTCACATTTACAAGTGCTCCATCTGTTCGTGTTGGTGGTGTTGAGTATGATGAAACATCTGGTATTGCAACTATCTTTACAAGAGATAGACACAACCTTACAGAAGATGATTGTGTAATACTTTCTGGTATTGGATTTACTTGTGACTATGACCCTGCATTAGGTATTGGAACTGCTCAGTATAACAACGTAACAGGAATCATGACTGTTACTACTATTGCTCCTCATGGATATAAGGTAGGCAAGGATGTTATATTATCTGGTCTTGCATTTACATGTTCAATAGACAATGGTGCTAGATTCCATTACTATCCAAGAAGTAGATCTACTGCATACGATACATCTCTACCTATCACAGGTTATGCTGGTACTGCACTTGCAATAGATGTTGGTGCTGCACCTCCTAAAGATCAATACACTCATCAATTCTCAGAAGCAATCAATGGTGCTTTAGTTTATGGTGGTGACTATGATCATACCTTTATTCGTGCAGTGGATGGTGCATTACTTACTGGAGGACCTTTTGCACATTCCTTTATCGGTGCAACTGCAACATCGACCTTTGCTGGCGGTGATTATGCACACACATATGTAAGTTCTGATGAGAAGACTATCAAGACTGGTGGAGATTATGCACACACCTTTGATAGTGCTGTTGCTGATGCAATTACTATTCCTGGCGGAGGATCGTTCACTCCCACTAATGCAGACTATACTCCTAGCACTGGTTCATTAATTTTGACAGTGCCTGGCCATGGATTATCAGGACCTAGTCAACATTCAATCACAACTGCTAACTATAACCCTATAGTGGGTATCTTGACCATCACTGTTCCTAATCATGGATTCTCAAATGGTGATCAAGTTTTAATTGCAGATAATTCTATTGGTTGGAAGTGTTCACTTGATGGATTTACAACAACAAAATATTATCCAAGAACTACAGATACTCTAAGCAATACTTGGGTTCCTATCAGTAACGTCTCTACAAACACATTTGAGGTCTTTGCTGGTATTACTACCAGAGTAGATTACACCGTGTCTGGGGCGGACTACACACCCTCTACAGGTATCATGACCGTGAGTATTGGAACTCATGATCTAAGAGCGGGACAAAGTTTCAAATTCAGACCAGAATCATTGGGATTTGCTTGTGAGGCTGACAGTTATGTTCGCACCAAATACTATCCAAGATCTAAAGATCCTGTTTATGAGACTGCGGTTCCTATTGTTAGTGTTGCTGGAACTACAATTACAACTCAGGTTGGTATAACAACAGAGGTCAAGTACAATATTAGATTTGCTGCATATACACCGCAGACTGGTATTATGACTGTCTCTCTAGACAGACTTCATAACTTCCAAGTTGGTGAAGCAATTAAGTTTAAGCCTGGATCTATCGTATTCAAATGTGAACAGGATGCTTTCCAAACAAATCACTTCTATCCTAGACCACAAGACCCATATTATGAAAAAACTGTAGATATAGTTGGTGCTGCTGGAACACTCTTTACTGTAAACGTAGGACCTACAACATCATCACAGATCTATTCCTTTGTTCCTAATCAGGGTGTTGCTGTAGAGGCAGTTATTTCTGGTGGTGCGTATCCATACAGATTAATTGGTGTTGGTACAGATGCAGTGATTACTGGTGGTGGAGACTACACTCCATACTGGTATCAAAATTCTACAACTGGTGCAGTTCAAAGACCAACCCAAAAAGTTGGTGTTGTGACTGGTGGATTATCATTCAAGTGTGCTAAGGATAACTATGCAACTGTTCACGCATATCCTCGTCCTACAGATCCGATTCACAATCTCAATGTAGGTATTGTTTCTGCTACAACTAATACCTTTGAGATAAGAGTTGGTGTATCTACAATCAGAGAACGTGGTATCTCCACATCAGTCTACAACCCTGCAACAGGTGAGTTGACAATGACAGTGGGTGCTGGACATTCTTACATCAATGAGTCATCTCACACAATTTCGACGGCAACGTATAATACTAGTACTGGTGTACTAGAACCAACCATTGCAAATCATGGTTTTGTTGCTGGTGAATATGTTAAGTTTGATTTGGGTTCTATCTCATTTACATGTGATCTTGATGGTGATGTTGCTACCAAGGCATATCCAAGATATTCCGATCCATATCTTAATAAGTGGTTGCCAATTTATAACGTTGGTGTAAACACATTTTCTGTTTATGTTGGTATTGCAACTCTTGGTGGAAACCACACATTTGTATCTGCAACTTCTGGTGGTCTTAAGAAGGCTAGAGACACTGTTGGTATCAATACAGGTTCTATTGTATTCACATGTGCCAGAGACAATCATGCTACAGAACACGCATATCCTCGTTCTTATGATCCTATTGGTAGTAATGTTTCTGTAGGTATTGGTTCTACTTCAGCAACCACACTTACAATTAATGTTGGTGTGTCTACAATCGTAAACTACGGTATTGCTACTGCTGCATATACACCTACCACAGGTATCATGACCGTGTTCTCCAACATTCATGGTCTTAATGGTGCATACGATGATAAGACAATCCAGTTTGCAACTTATGATGCTGGCAGTGGTATTATGACAGTTACCACTAATGAACCTCATGGAATGATTACTGGTAATAGAGTCAACTTCAAGAGAGACTCTATCAGATTCAGATGTATGATGGATCAGAGGAAATCTATTAAGAGTTATCCAAGAGCAAAAGATCCATCAGATCAACAGTGGTTATCTGTAACTGGTATTTCTACTAATCAGTTTAGTGTCAATGTTGGAACATCACCTTTAGTAACTCATAATCCTACAACTGGTTCTTATGATCCTTTCACTGGATTGATGACTGTAGACATTGGTTCTCATACTCTTAAGAAAGGAACTGGTGTAAAACTTAAAACAAGGGGATTCAAATTCACTTGTGCCTTAGATAATCATGCGACAAATCACTTCTACCCAAGGGCAAGTGGCATATCTGGTCCAGACCCTGCTTACAATACTTCTGTTAAGATTACTTCTACAACAGATACTACTATTACACTGGATGTAGGTAAGTCATCCAACCAATCAGAGCATATCTTTGTCTCTGCTGCATCTAGTTCTGTTATCAGTGGTGGTAACTATATCCACACATTTGAGAACGCTGATTTGGATTCAATGTTGATTGCAAGAGACACAGTTGGTCTTGCAACCAATTCATACACATGGAGATGCGCTCAGGACAACTATGCAACTGATCACACATATCCTAGAACTACCGATCCTATCCACGATGTAGAGGTTGGTATTGTTTCTACAACTCTTGATACATTTACAATGAATGTTGGTATTACATCAAGAGTTAAGTTCAATGTAACCAATGCTACCTACGATCCTAATAGTGGATTGGTAACTATGACGACTGATTCATCTCATGGATTATCAACTACAACTGCTGTGGGTTTGGTAACAAATGGATTTGTGTACACATGTACAATGGATCAGAACTCTACTGAACATGCTTATCCTAGAACTACTGACCCTGCACACGATACATCACTGTATCCTACTGCCGTAACTTCTAACAACGTAACTGTAAATGTTGGTGTTTCTACTAGAGTAGAGTATAACATCAATCATGCAGATTACAATGATGTGGTGGGTATCATGACTATGTTCTTACCCACTGCTCATGGCATTACAACCGCAGCTGGTGTTCCTCGAAATGTTAAGTTGAAGAATGAATCAATATACTTCACATGCTCCAAGGATAACTATGCAACAGCACATGTATATCCTAAAGGTGGAGATCCTTACTACAATGGTTCTCTTGTTAATAGGGTTATTGACAATAATAATATTGAGATTCAAGTAGGACCTTCAACAACACCTAGTTTCTATAATGGTGGCGGTATAATACAAGGTGCTATACTTGCACCTAGACTCAGAAATAACTCTCCTAGTGGTGAGGACTTTGCATCTGGTGGTACATTTGTTGATAAGGTCATTGATGATCACACTTATGTTGTTAATGTAGGTATCTCTACAGTAGATCACATCTATGCAAGAGGCGGTATCTCACAACAGGGTAAGAGAATCGCTGCTTCTAATGAAATTGGGTTCTCTGGATTTGATGTTATCGAAAAAATTGATGCTGGTAAGTTTAGAGTCAATGCTGGACTTACAACTGAAATCGCACTCTTCAAGAGAGGTGGTAGAATTGATAAACCAGTATTCCTTGATATCACAGAACCAGATGGATACTTTAACAGAGACCTAGAATACATTTCTGGATCAACTGGAATCGGAACAAATGCAGTTGTCAACTTCCGTGTCAATGTGGATGGAAACATTGGTGAATTTGATCTTATCGAAGAAGGAACAGCATATAAGGTTGATGAAGTTCTAACTGTTTCTGGTATCATGACCAACCCCAGAGTTGGTGTTCTAACTGAATTCCAATTAACAGTTCAAGAACTAGAAAATGATACATTCTCTGGATTCTATCCAGGCCAGTTCATTCTGTTTGATGATATTTCTGAGTTCTTCAATGGTAATCGTAAGAAGTTTACTTTATCTGTGACAACTAGCGGTGTTACTGAGATCTTAAGTCTTAAGACTCTGCCTGGTAGTGATATGGATATTACAAATAATATCTTCATCTACATTAATGATATCTTACAGACTCCACAATCTTCTTACACCTTTAAAGGTAGTAGAGTCATCTTCACTGAAGCACCAAAACAAGATTCTAAGTGTTCTGTATTCTACTTCAGAGGATCTAAGAGAGACGTTGAGACTGTTGAACCAGTTGCATCTGTTAAGGCTGGTGATATTGTTCAAATTAAAGAGAACAGAATCAACCCTGCTGACATTGATCAGTTTGAAAGAACAGGTAAGAGAATCGTTGCTTCTGATGTTCTTGAAACATTCTCTTACAATAGTATTGGTATTGACACTAATACTGCTGCTGAAAGACCACTATCTTGGGAGAAACAAAGACAAGACCAGATTCTTTCTGGTGTTCTAATCTCTAAAGCAAGACCAGGCTTGAAGAGTAAGGTTCTTCCTACAACTAGAATTATTAGAAATGTTGGTGAACTGGATGATTCGATTTATGTGAACAATGCTTTCCCTGTGTTCAATGCGATTGACTTGTTAGTACAGTCTGAGAGAAATGTTCAGATATTTGAAGATAATGAAATTGCACCAGGCGTTGTTACATCTGTTGTTTCTACATCCTCTAGTATTTCTGCTCTAACTATTGGTTATGGTGGTACAGGATATACAATTTCAAATCCAACTGTTGCAATTTCTAGTGCATTGATTGAACGTAAAGATCCTATTTCTGCGTGGGAGTTTGATGCGATCAGTGGTATTACATCAGCTATTGAATTTAGAGCAATCACTAAAGAAGATCCATACGTTGCTGTTGGTTCAAGTAGTTTCTACATCAACACTAAGAGTGGAACATTCTGGGAAAGAGGTAGAATCGGATTTGGTGGAACTATTACATTCAACGGAGTTGGTGTTGGAAATAGTGGAACTGCTGATGTTCATGTCATGGCAGTGGGTGAGTTTGCATCCATGGCTAGAGCAGTTGCGATTGGTAACAGTATTAGTACATGGACTCCTATTGATCTAAAAGAACAAAGACAAATCCCTGCAATTAACCAAGTAAGTACATTCGATAGTACCTATACAGGACATTTCAATGATGTTATCTGGGAAGGAACTAGGAATACATGGGTTGCTGTTGGTGCTGCTGGAACTATCTTTAGTGCAGTTGGTCTTACAACTGCTGAAGCGTTCAGTCAATTCTCAGGAACATTACAAAATCTAAATGCAGTTTGTTATGGACAGTCAGAATACATTGCCGTTGGTAATGGTGGTGTAATTCTTGCATCTAATGATGGAACTGGATGGGCAGATAAGACAAGTAATACTGTCTTTGACTTAAATGACATCATCTATGATGGTAATAGATTTATTGTTGTGGGTGACAGTGGTACTATTGGTATTTCAACTGACAAAAACTTCTGGCAACCTTGGAGTCAACAGTTGCCTGCTGGAACAGTTAGCCCTGCAACGTTTGACTTTGCTAAAATTAAATTCGTTGATAATTTCTACGTTGGTATTTCCACAGTTGGTGATCTTTACTACTCCTTTGACCTTGCAAACTGGAACGAGAGACCTGTTGCTCATAGTAATGAAATTCGTGATCTTGTTCAAACACCTTATGGTGATTTTGCAAGTACAAGAGTTATTGCTGTTGGTTCTGGAACTACAAACTTCTATGCAGATCCAGTTATCAACAGAGCAACTGCAACCGCATCCGTAACTTCTGGTGTAATTACATCCATCAATATCACTGATGGTGGATTTGGTTACAGGGTTGGAAGTAGTCCACCTGTGATTGTGGAATCTGATGCAACGAAGAGAGAAGATTTATTCTCTGTTGATGCAGAAGGCGACTTTGGTGACATTGTAGGAATAAATACATGGTTGCCAGGATCTGCAAACGTATTACCAAGATTGGCTTTTACTCTTAAGTCTCAGTTCAACGATAATACTAATTTGGGATATGGTTATTCTTCACTAAATTCTCTTGGTGTTGAATACTCTGGACTACAAAAAGGTGATTTCTTCACTATCTACGATAGTTCATTAGTTGTTGGTCACGCACTGACTGGTATTACTACATCTAGTGGTGCAAACGAAGTTGTTGGTATGGTCACTGCTGGAGATTATCTTGGTGGTGTATTCAGAGTTGAACAAATCACAACAGGAGATGCAATTTCTGGATTAGTTACAGTCACATGTGCTTTCCAGCCAGGTCCTACTCCTTACGGAAACAATACAATTCAAGTTGGTGTTGGTACAACCGCAACTACTGATACCTTCTGGGGTAAATATAGTTGGGGTAAATTACTAGGATATCAGAATCGTGGTGCTGGTAATCCTACTAACTTCCTTGTCAATACTATGAACGGAAATGTTGGATTATCCACTGCTGCGGTGGTGTCCAGAAAGAAACCACTAACTTAACCACTAAATAAACCTAAAGACTAGTTTTTTTAAAATGCCTGCTATTATATCCGAACAGTTTAGGATTCTGAACGCCGAGACTTTTGTACAAAGTTTTGTTGGGGTCGGATCTACAGTAAACAAATATTATGCCTTCATGGGACTTCCCAATTCTGTGGAGCCAAAGGCGGGCGGTACTGCCACATGGGCTACAAATACTCCTTCACCTTTAGATGGATTTGAAGAAGAATATTCTATCAAAGAATCTATCATTGCGATGAAGAAAGTTACTGACAAAGATGTTCGCAGACTTGTCAGAAAAGTATCATGGGTGGCTGGTACTACATATGAAATGTATAGACATGATTATAACATCTATAATTTAACACCTATTACTAGTCAAGGTAGTCTGTACGATGCTAATTATTATGTTGTTAATGAAGACCTGAAAGTTTACATTTGTCTACAAAATGGATCAGACCCAGAGAACCCGAAGGGTAGGCCATCATATGACCAACCCACATTTGTTGACCTTGAGCCAAGAGCAGCTGGCACTAGTGGCGATGGTTATGTTTGGAAATACCTTTACACGATTAAACCTAGTGAAATTGTTAAATTTGACTCTATTGAATACATACCAGTGCCCGAAAACTGGGGTAACCAAGGCGAGACTGTTGCTACTAAGGCAAACGCTATAGATGGAAAGATTGAAGTGGTTGTGGTTAATGATAGAGGTTCTAACTACCAACCAATCTCAACCTCATTTGCGAATGTTCCCATTCTGGGAGATGGGTCAGGAGGAAAGGCTACTATTACGATTGACTCTTTCGGAAAAGTATCTGAAGTATTTGTTACTGACGGAGGACAAGGATATACTCATGGATCCATCCAGTTTTTCCCAGGCGCTCCAGGCAGTGAGTCTGGCGGAGTACTTGCTAACCTTACCAATACAGGTATCGGAACAACATCGGTAGCAAACTTTAGTGTCATCATTCCTCCGAAGGGTGGACATGGATATGACGTTTATAGAGAATTAGGAGCATACAGAGCTCTACTTTATTCTAGATTTGAAACTCTCGAAACTAACCCTGATATTATTGAAGGTAACGATTTTGCTAGGGTTGGATTGATAAAGAATCCCACTGTATTTGGTAGTAACACAGAATTACTAGACACTGCCATGGTGAGTGGATTAAAAGCTTTGAAACTTGGTGGTATTACTACTGCAACAACCTATGCCGTTGACTCTGAGATTACACAGACAGTTGGTGTGGGATCTACTGCGATTGGATATGTTGCATCTTGGGATAAAGTTACAGGAGTATTGAAGTATTATCAACCAATGGGTCTTGCTTCTAGTGAAACTGGATACAAGATTATTCCATTTACTTCTGTTCCTGATGCAGGCTATGGAGTTACGATTAATGGATCATCTGTTTCTGGATCGTTATTATCCATTGATACCAATTATAACGGTGTCAGTACCTCAATAAATAATAAGACCTACCAATTAGGTATGAGTTTCACTTCTGGTATATCATCAGCGGAATTCAATACCAAATCGGGTGAAATAATCTATATTGATAATCGAACTGCGATTCCTAGATCTGCAAGTCAGAAGGAAGACATCAAGATAGTACTGGAGTTCTAAAGACAAATGCCACAAAATACTAACTTAAATTCATCTCCATACTTTGATGATTTTAATGAGTTAAAAAACTATCAAAGGGTACTATTCAAACCAGGCTTACCTGTACAGTCTAGGGAACTCACAACACTTCAATCTATTCTACAGAATCAGGTTGAAAAATTTGGTAAGCACTTCTTCAAAGAAGGATCTGTTGTCATTCCAGGCCAGATTGCCTATGATGCAGAATATACTTGTGTACAGATTGATGACAGTCACTTAGGTATTCCTGTTTCTGCTTATCTGGAGAACTTGATAGGAAAGAAAATTAAGGGTGAGACAAGTGGTGTTACTGCTAAGGTAGAAACTTATATTACAAATAGAACATCAGTCAAAGGGTCATATACCCTTTATATCAAATACAATAGTTCTAGTGATACTGATTTCTCAAGAAAGACTTTTGCAGACGGAGAAAACTTATTACTAGAAGAGGATATGAACTATTCTCTGTCTAGTATTAGACAGGGTGCTAGTTTTGCAACAACACTTATTTCAAATGCAGTTGCAACTGGTGCTGCAGCAAAGATTGCTCAGGGTGTTTACTTCCTCAGAGGTTTCTTTGTAACTGTTGCTGATAGTACAGTAATCTTAGATCAATATAGCAATACACCTTCATACAGAGTTGGTCTTTTAATTAAAGAAGAACTTGTAACTGCTTCTGCTTCTGATAATGACCTGTATGATAATGCAAGAGGATTCTCAAACTTTGCAGCGCCTGGTGCTGATAGATTTAAACTCTCTACAACTCTAATTAAAAAGTCTCTTACAGACTTGAATGATGAAAACTTTGTAGAGTTGATGAGAATTGAGAACGGTGTTCTCAGAAAATTTGTAAAAGCTGGTGCAGATAATTACAACTTAATTCGTGACGAACTTGCAAGAAGAACATATGATGAGTCTGGTCACTATTATATAAAACCATTCCCTCTAGTATCAAAAGAATGTCTTAATAACAGAGTAGGAAATGATGGTGCATTTTATTCCAATCAATTAACTCAGCAGGGTAATGTTCCTACTGAGGATTTGATGTGTTTATCCATCGGACCTGGCAAGGCATATGTCAAGGGATACGAGATTGAAACACTCAATACAACCACTGTTGATGTTCCTAAACCAAGAGATACTGCAAAGATTGTAAATGAGTCTTTGCCTTTTAGTGTTGGTAGACAGATTGAAGTTAATAATGTTTATGGTTCTCCACTCATCGGTATCAGTACAAGTTCTTATGTAAAATTATTCAACGAAAGAACATCTACTGTTGGTACATCAAACGGTGAACAGATTGGTGTTGCCAGAGTTTATGATATGAAATTGAAGAATGTTGGTTATGCCGACTCTTCTACAGTATTTGAGACATCTCTGTATGACATTCAGACGTTCACATATCTGCAATTAAATACTGGAACGACTGTACAATGTCCAACCTATGTTACTGGTCAAAATAGTAACGCTACAGGATACGCATATACTTCAGCAAATAATTCTACACAGTTGACCTTATATCAGGTTAACGGACAATTCCAAGTTGGTGAAGAATTATTCTTCAATGGTGTGACATCAAATAGAAGTGTCACAGAGGTAGAAGATTATGGCGTAGAGGATATCAAACAGATTGTTAGTAACGATCCTACAAACTATCCATTCACAGCTGATCCTATTCTTAATCTTGGACATCTGATCGCTCCTGTTGCAACTCAGTTTACTGTAAGTGCAGCAGTTGGTGGAGCATCTACAATATCATCTCCTAGTGCCAGTTTTGCAAATTCTGGTATCAAGACTGGAGACATCATTCAGTATAGTATTGCTGGTAATAGTGTTCCTACATTTAACAGAGTTACTGGTACAACTGCAATCGCAATTAGTCTTGAGGCAACCACAGACGTTGAGAATGTTTGTTCTGGTGCATTACCTACATCTCAGGTGTCTGCAAACGATCTATTCAAAGTAACATTAGAAGTTAAAAATAACTCATCTGCTTTCTTATTCAGTGAGTTGACTAAACCTAATGTTGCCTCCGTTGATCTAAATGGTGC